TCATACAGTTTCGCTTTACAACCAGAAGAATGGTATCCAACTGGGCAGGTAAATTTCAGTCTCGTGAAAGAACAAATTCTAAACCTAAGTCTAAACCCATGTACAGGTTATTCAAGACAAGTTCGAGCATACGCTGTAAACTATAACATCCTCCGTGTGGGTGAGGGAACTGCGAAAACTATTTTTGATCTCAAATACTAAAGATGAATATGCAAACTGGCTTCGGCGATGCTGGTGACAGAATGGCAGAGCAATACATTAATACCATGACGAACCTTCTCCTACCCGTTCTAGAGCAAAGTACTTTACTTGCAGCAGAATATTCCAAAGCCTGTGGAAGAGATACACTTCTCCCAGAAGATATGGAATATGCAATGAAATACTGTGCTATGCACACAGTTGGTCAGGCGACGGGTTCTATGTTTCCTGAAATTTACCAAGAAGATGACGACGAAGAAGAGGATTCTGACGAAGAAATGGAAGTTGTTTCTGACGATGAATGCCCACCATTTGAAAGATATTCAGGGAATGATATGACGTTACTCAAGATGAACGACGCCTATGATAGGTGGGACAGTTGGGAACCCCAGAATCCGACAGAACACATGTTAAAAAATGCTATTAATAGTAATGAGCATCTCGGAACCTGAAGGATGGAATTTTTCTGATAAGACTAAGTTACACACTTCAAACTTAGATTCAAGCTCTAGTGATGATTCATCAGATGATGAACAATTATTTTCAAAAACAAAATCATTAAAAGCAAAACGATTTAAAAAAATAGTAAAAAAAGAAGAAGTTACAAAAGAATAATTTTTTTCGTCATGTATAGTATAACAAACACTATGTCGGCCGCCGCTCTCCAGACCGTAAACCTTGTCACTCAAGAACTCCAGACCCAGACCCTCAACTCGATTGTCGGTGGCTTCTCTTTCGCCGCTGCCATGTCTTGGATGGACTTCGTCCGCTGGACCATCACCCAGATCGTAAAGGTCCCCAAGAATGGTGGTGCTCAGTACGCCATGACCGCAGTCCTTACTTCCCTCCTCTCTGTGGTTGTATTCTTAGTCATCTCCAGGATCACTGGTAAGGTTTCTAAGCCCGCGCAGCCCGTGTACGCGGTAACCCGCTAAGAGGTTTGCCTTTCATTAAAAACATCAGGAGTAGTCCAGCTAAAATAATTAGCACTATATACAAATACTCCTTTCTCCACTTATAAGAATTCTTTACAACTTCAGGAATACTTATGATTGGCTCCTTCTTTTCGGTTTTTTTAGGTTCTTCTTCCGGTAATGAAACTTTAGGTAAATTCTCCAATTTGTCAGTAGAACCCGTAATTTCAAATTTAAGTAAGTGATCTTGATTTCTAAAATCATATGGGATTAATCGACCATGACTCATATAGAAAAACTCGATTTTAACATCCTTAATCATCTTTTGTGTTCCAGAATGAAAGTGATGCACTAATTTATCATCAGCACCATTAAAGTTTATAAAATCACTCCCGTTAAGAAGTATATGACCTGTGTAGAAGGGAGTAGATGTGTACACAGTCTGTGTAAACTCATCAGAACCTGTTGTTAATTTTAATACCAAAGAATTAGGCCCATTTAAATTAATCGCACCAGAACGAAGTATTTTATCTGTAGACGTAAAGTTTTTTGAACTAAAACCCATAATTTGATGTGGAGTTGTGAGTGGAGATGAATTACTCAAATATCCATTCGTACCATCATAAAATTGAAGTGTGAAATTATCACCACTCGCGTGTGTGTTAGAAAAGACTAACGAATCCGTCTCTTCATCGTAAATAACACTGTCTACGTGAGTATTAGAAGGGGCGAGTTCTATATCCAGGTCCTCAGCTAACACGTAACCATTTGAATAATTCGTCTCATTTAGTGTAATATTAACACCATCTACACTAAATGTCTTATTCGTGGCGGAGGTCATCAATTGTGGTGTAGGAATACGAGCAGAAACGAGTGTTATATTAGATATATCATAAATGGGGTTATCTAAGTTAACAGCGTAACTATTCGCATAGGGATAAATAATAGTATCTCTCTCGCTACTATCTATGTTAAGGGTGTGGACCTTCATTAAAATATAGGGACAATATTTTAATGATTGTTTTTGTCTAGTATAAACAATCTTTCTACTGATAGAGAGAATGAGAGAGGGGGTTGTTTTGAAGTTGCCTCTTTGCAATGTCAAGGTTTCGGGTATTGGGATTTTCAATACCCTTGTATGAGTTAAATTGATGAAATGGTTTCTGCTGGTAATTTTGAGTCCAACCACCACTAGCTGGGTTGGTGCGACCATCGACGCGAGTCGTATCGGAACGAACCGCCGTAAGACGACCACCTTGCTTGAGGGCGCTCTCACGAACATTCATCCTACCAGCATTACCCATCCTGTTAGGCTTGCCTCTGCGATCTTCGGGGCGGAAGCCATACTTCATGAGTTCCTCATTGGTCTTTGCAGTTATCTGAGAAGCAACGCCTTGTGCATAGGCGCCGTGATGACTGTGGATACCTGGGGCTGGGCGATTATTATATATGTATTGCTCATCGGTGCGATCACTCTTAAATCTAGTGGGATCTTGAGACATCGTTTGAGCCGGAATGAAACGCTTAGCACCATTGAAACCTAAACCATCCGCACGATGACCAGTCTCTGATCGATTTGTGGTACGTTTAGTCTTTTCATGCTCATTACGGGGAACTACACCAGACATACCCTGAGCACGTCCCGCCATGGTAGGTCGCCTAGATGGGAGAAAGGCGGTAGTTTCGGCTTTATTGTGTGTAAGTTCACCAACCGTAGCAGCACGACCACCAGTGACATCAGCTGCAGGACCAGTACGCCCTGGGAGGGTGGTCAGTTTGTATTCACCAACATTAACAGGATTTACCCTAAAAGTTTGCTGGAAACCACCTACGGCAGGTACATTAGGGTCAACACCCAAACCTGGACCAACCAATTGCTGTTCTATAGGTGAAAGGTTGTTCATACGACCGGTATCATACATTCGGTTGCGCATGTTTAGAATTTCCTGACCACCGGTACGTTGCTGCATAGAAATGTCTCCGAAACTCTCCATCTCCCTCTTGTGTGGAATTTCGGCTGTAGGCTGGAAATTGTTAGATTCTATAACTTCTGGATTTTTCAGTGTTGGTTCAGTGACAGTAACTTTTGGTGGTTGGGACTTGGTACTCAAGTTCCTTCCCGCAAATACAAGACCGGCGACGGCCATGAGTGATATAGGATCAGCCATTCTTACTTCTTGTTAACATTTTTATTAAGATACCTCTGCTGAAACAGACCATTCTGGACTTCGGCTCTGGTACTCGCAGGCTCATATCGCATCGTACGAAGAGGGACCTTGCAGTTCATATTGGTTAAGGGGAACAGGTTTCGCTCGTATGTCTGAATGATATGCTTGTTAAATCGGGAAGTAGTTTGGGGACGAAGCTGATCACTTGTCTCAATGTATTGTGCTGGAGAACCCTTACCCGCCATGTATGGGGCGGTACCGTACAACATAGTGTTGGGACGGCATTCACCACAGTTTAGGCTACCGGGCTGGGGGTATACAAAAATTTCATCAGTCGCTTTTACGGCGGGTAGAGCACCCGCATTTTGAACAATGGAAAGTCCAGGTTGAAGCTGATACGCCATTTATTATTACATAAGAATATTTATCTAAGCGGTGCCGGGTGTTCCCCTATGCATACCGGAGCGTTTGTCACCATCGGATCCCAAACCCGAAAAAGCTTCGAGCTGGACACCCCTAGCATTAGGATCACAAAAGCGGGTATCACTCTTGCACATTGGGGCATTCTTCTTACCATAAAGAGACTCGGCGAAAGCTGTCTGATCTCCTGGGATTTTTGTCACTGGGTTAGAAACAAACTGACGCTCCATAGCATTGCGGAGGTACCTGGGCATGGAAGTCCTAGAACGCCCGGCATCATATGGAATACGATCACTACTGTAAGCCTGAACGAATGGTTTCACTGATGAGTAATAGCACGCCTCTAACCTATTAGGGGCGTCAGTAAAATCAGTAATGAGAACATTACCCATAGGGTTGTTTGGTGTAGGCATCTGACAGCTCGCACCTTCAACCGATCCACCGTAATTCTCCTTAACCATTCTAGACTTATAAAGAACATACACGACACCTAATACCGTCAGACCCAAAACGAATACACGTGGGTCACGTCGAATAACATAAAGTATAGTGCACACATAAATGATAAAACGAGAAGCAGCATTTACCCTGTCTTCTGGAGTTTGCTCACCTGTGGGCCAAAATTGGGTGACCTGGTCAGCATCAAAAAGCTGCTTAGGATCATCGAACCAAGCTTTCATTTAATATATGTATAGGTTTATTTTTTTGGAAGACCCTTCAACATGCTACCCATCATTTGCATAAGGGCATCTTGGTCCAACTCTCCGTCACCACTTTGCATGTTATTCGCTACACCCTTGGCGATATTCTCAATTTGAGAAAGGGTGTCCGCTGGGAGAGCAGTGATGGTAGTACCAAGCATGTACAGAGTCTGAAGGTACTGCCAAGTAGCACCCTTTGTATTAGGAGACATCTTAGACCAGTAACGCTTAATATCAAGCTCCTTCAAAAACTCAATGTTCTCAATTTCATTGAGAAGAAATGTCTCATCTTTTGCAGAAATCTTATCGGCATATGGAGAAACACCATTCATGTATCCATCTACAACTAGGCGGGGGTTGGTTGACTTGAGTAGGTCAAACGAAGTTAACATTTTCTTGATTCCTTTTTCCTCTGGAAAAGTCTTGTGCAATTCCACAAGAAATTGACTCATCA